CAGCGATACCCACTCCATCTTCGCCATCTTCGCCCTTTTGCGGCGGATTCTCCTTCAGATGGGCAGCAACGGCCTTGACGACCTGCTCGTCAGTAACGCTTTGTCCGTCCTCGCCATCCTTGCCCGGCTCGCCGTTCTTGATTGGATGCTCGCGGATATATTCCGATACCGCCTCGGCGGCGCTCAGCTTCGCCAGCGTTTGGCATTCCTCGCTGGCCAGTAGCTCGCGCACGACATCTGCAATATCTATCGGCTCGGCATCATTCCCATCCTTGCCTGGCTCGCCATCCTTAGGCTTTGGCATTTCCTCGAAAGCCTTGCGTACGGCAATGTCGATAAGGGGAGCAACATCTTCGATGGTTACGCTGGTTCCATCTTTGCCGGGCTCGCCGTCCTTTCCTGGAATCGTTGAGCGCGATTCAATTTCTTCGATCCGCCTCAATAGAGGATTAGTGACCTCACGGACAATGGCGGCCATCGATTTGCCGAACTCGTTCGGATCAAGCATGCAAGGCCTCGCGCGTGGCTTCTAGTGCGCGTCGCTGCCAGATTTCGGCGCGAAGGCTGCGCAGTTCTTCTTCTGCCGTATTGTTAGGTGGCTCAGGCGCAGGCTCTGTAGCGCCCTGCATATTCGGGTCCCACTCCGCACGATCTGCGAGCATTCCGAGCGGATAATCCTGCTGCTGGCCCCAAAGCGTATCGCCGCCGCCTGTCTTTGAAAGGTTGAAACGAGCGCGCGATTCGTTCGGCGTCTTGATCTTGCCGCCGACAAGCTTCGTCTCGAAATCGGCCTGTTTCGCCCAATCCATGCGAAGTAGCGGCTCAAGGTCCAGCTCGATGCCCAGAGGCTTTGAGATAGCGAGGCCGTCATCCAGCAAATATTCCATCGCTTCGATATGCGACTGGAGTGCCAGCGAGTAATACGTGTTGATGACATCATCGACTTTCAGGCCGGCCGGGATCTCGCCGACGCCGACGATGTATGGCGGGATGCCGAACGGCTGGCAAATCTGCCGATCGCTGTACTGCATCTGCTCGACGAGCTGTGAGTCGGCGCCCTTCATCGCGAATGAGGTGAACTTCATGTCCGCGCCGACGACAGCGATTTTGCCGGCATTCTCTCCGGTATAGTTTGCGTCCCAATAGGCCTTGACGACAGCAGCATCGTCATCCGACAAGCCGGCCGGAGCCGTTAAGATGCCGCCCGGCTGCGCGCTGTTGCCGAAAAATTGCGCGCTGCTTTGGAGAATCTTGAGGTTCTTCACCGCCGGCCAATAGGCTGCGCACAACGGCGGCACGCCAATCAGCGGGTGATGGATGCAGATGCAGCGATCGTGGATTATTTCGGTCGCAGGAACCAGCAGGCGATCAGCCGGATAGCCTTCGGGCAGCGTGTTCAGGCGATCCGTTTGAAGCTGATAGTAGACGGCTCCGGTCTCGGTCACCATCGGCTGAACGCGGCAAGGGTCTAGCACATAGAGCTCGACGACGACGCCGCGGTTGTCGCGACGCTTCAGCACATAGGTATTGCCCTGCGTCAGCTTAGAGACCTGCCACTGCTCGCGAAACTGCTGCGCCGTCTGGTAGCCGTTCGGCTTGCGAAGAACCGGCGAATAGGCCGGATTAGGCACTTCCTTCCAGATGCCGTTATCGTCAACCTGCTTCAGGCAGAACGGGAGCTTTCCAATGTCGGATGCAATACGCATGACGCATGCATACAACGTCGGATAGCTGATGAGTTCGGCTTGCGTGACGGTAACGTTCTGTTGCCACGCGCCGGCAAATGACTCGCCGATAATGCGAAACCAGCCGCGCTGAGGGACGGATGCGAGCGACTTCTTATTGCGCTCGATCGTCAAACCGAAGAGGCGCATTTCAGCTTTCGGCAACCATGTCGCGACGGCGGTAGACGCGCTTGGGCCTGCCCGTGCGCGGCGAGATATCTGCGTCATCGGCAACGGCACTGAGCTTGCCTACTGCAATCAAGACCTTCGCGGTCTTGTCCGGCAAGACGAACTCATCGCCCGGCTTGTGCTTGCCGAACTTCTTGTTGAGTGGGGTCACTTTCATGCGAACTCCGAAAAAGGAGGGGCCGGTTAAGGCCCCTCGGGAGTGTTGACGCGAAATCAGCAGCTGGTCGGGAAGCCGTCAATCCATTGGACGGCACCGCTGCGACGCAAGCCCCACCAGATGAAACGCTCGGCCCTCAGGGCAATCGAATTCGACTGCCACATATTGACCATATTGACCGAGGCGGCGGTGGGAACGCCGGCAGCGCCAGTGGGCGCATCGGTCATTTCGATCGTTGCCTGTTCCGACGCATCGACCGTCACGCCGCCATCGTCGGCCAGATAGACTTCTGCCTCGTCCGCGAGGATGAAAGGCGCGCCGCCAGAGCCGCCGTTATTGGCGAGATAGTTCGACACGCGAATCGGGACGCCCTTGTACGAGCCGCCCGTCGGCGTAACCCCGGGGAATGCCGGATTGCCCAATGCATCCGTCAGGAACGACAGGTAGCGCGCAACGGCCGGAGTCGTGTAATACGCCGGACGCATGCCAAGGTTCGTGCTATCCCATGGCGCCCAGAGCCGCAGAATTGCGCATCGGATATCGTCGATATCGTCGGAATTGCCGGGGCCCGCCGTCGGCGCAACGCCGTTCAGAAGGCCTGCGGGCGATACATTCGCAACAGCCGCCGCATCCGGATCGAAAAGATCGTTGTCGATCTTCGCGATGACGCAATCAGCGAGCGAATCACGGACCAAAGCCTCCGCGCTCGGATCGGAGAATCGCGCAAGCTCCTGCGTGATCACCGCGATGGCCGCAACCTTCGTGAACGGAACCGTCGTCGCCGCGAAATCGAACTTCGTGACGGGCTTGGATTTTCCTTGGCCAACCCAGTTAGCGGAACCGCCGCTCGTCTGGCCGCCGATGCGGACATTGAACGGAACGGGGCGGAATTGCGCCTGCCCGATCAGCGTGCGCGGACGAAGGTATTCGATGAAATCGCCGCCAAAGTTCTGGGCATAGACCAAGGGACTGGCCCACGTAGAATCCGTCGTTGTGCCAGCGGGAACGCTCGAACGAAGCTTCATCAACTCCTGAAGGTTCGCGCCTTCCGACTGAGCCTTCAGCGTCTGGACGATGCTCTCGGTCTGCGGGTAATACCGCTCGGCGAGCTTGAACGCCTTGGAGTGATCACCCTTGGCGTGCGTCAGGCACATGGCATAGCGCGCGAACGCGATGCCCGGCTCCAGCTTCTCGATCGTCTTCAGCGAGAGGTTCTGGCCCTGCAGCTGCGTCGGGTTGACCGGCTGCTGCGTGTTCGGCGGCGGATTGACCGGCGCGACCGTCGCCTTGTCGATCGCTTCCAGCTTCTTGGTGCGCGCGAGATCGACATCGATCGCCTTGATCTCGGTGTCCAGCCGGTCGAACTCTTCCGATTCCGCGGTATCCATCGTGCGGTCGGCATCGGCCGCGCCCTGATGGATGGCTTTCATGCGCGTCTGCTTCTCGGCGCGCGTCGCCTCAAGCGAGGCGATATGCTCGGCATACGTTTTCACGTTGCTGGTTTCCAGATTTGGAATGCGTCGCGTCACCGCGATGCGATTGGCTGTCTCACGACAGTCGCGCGCAGCCCTACGGCTTCCTCAGCAAAGGGAAGCGATGCCTGCGTAAAAGTGCCGGGGATCTACGCCCCGGCTCGGATGCGCCCTCTACCGGGCAGGCGCTGTCTTCTCGACAGTGCTACTTCGTCAGCTTCACGGAGCCGACGCGATTTGAACGAATGAGTTTCACGGAGCCGTTGGCGGTCAAGGCGTCGGCGTTCCGGATGGAACGGATAATGTCCAGCGATACCGGCGTCATTGATTTGACCGCAGTGATGACTGCCTCAGGAAGCGCCGGCACGGATACGATGCTCAGCTCGTAAATCTCAACTTGCTGGAAGTCGATGCCGCCGTCTTCCTTGAAGGCGTATTTGATCGGTTTGAATCCGATGCTCACCGCGCGAATCACGCCGTAGGAAATCTCGCCCCACGCAGTATCGCATCGGTTCTTGAACGGCCCCGGCTCGTCCACGACCGGAATTTCGGCCGAGAATTCAATGCCCTTTGATGTCGGCTTCTTGAACGTAGCAGACCCGATTGGCTCTTCATGATTGTGCTGATGCAACAGCACCAGCGGATTCTTGAATGTCGCGCCAAGCGAATTGATGTTATCGCCCATGCGGTCTGTGGCGGGAGTCGTGGCCCAGCCGGAAAAGGTTCGGCGGGCATTGTCTAGTGACCTCACCTCGAATAACGAATATGCGCGCTGCGACTCCATTACTTCTTCTCCGCTTTGAGCATGCGTTCAAGCCTCGCTGTCGCGCGCTTGCACCATTTACTATCGGGTTTCTTGCAGAGCTTCGCGACGAGCTTTCGCTGAGTCGCAATACAGAATTGGCAGGGCATTCAGCCGACCATAAACATCTTGATGGGCTCCCTCTTCGCAGGCATCGACTGCATCGATCCGAACGCGATGACGAGAGCTACCGCCGCGTCGATCTTATTCACCGACTTCGCCTTGGTGAGCCATCGATTTTCCCACTTGTCCTGCTCTGTGACTGCAGACATCAGGGCTGAGATGAGTACCGGATTCCGCCTGAGGCGGATGCGCTTCTCGATAAAAGCCTCTTCCAGAGCACGCAGGCTTGAGGGAAACCACAAACCTTCCGGCTCTTTGCCGGCACGTTTCGCCGCTGCCTCCATCTCCTTCGTCGGCTTGCCCTTCTTCGTGCCGCCCTGCGGGTGCTCGACGAAAGGTAGCGACAATTTCAGATCGGCGGCGTCTTCCTCGAAGCGTTTGAATGCGTAGCGGTCGTAGCCGACGATCGCGATGTCGTAGTCCTGGTCGTATTCGACCAGCGTCTGTGCAACATGGCGGAAGCTGATGTTTTCGCCGGGTGGTGCATGGATGAATCCCTGCCGCGCCCAGACCTCATACGGAATCTTGTCGCGCTCCGATCGCGCGCGCATCGTGTCGCCCGGCGTCCAAGCCTCTATCCAGGCATCGAAGGTAGGCTTCTTCAGTGTGACCGTGGCGCCATTGCGGTCGATGCACTCGACCTCGACAGCGCCCGTCTCGACGACAAAGGCGGCCGCGGTGATATCGCGATTCTGGGACAGGTCGAGACCGGCCCCAACGCGCTTACCCTTATGCTGCTTCGGATCGAATTCTGCGAGCAATGGCTCGATGACCTCGCGACTCATCCAAGCCGATTCCGCGTCGGTCCAGACGCAGAAGTGCAGCCGCAGAATTCCGTTCTGCTTGGACGGTATATTTTTCGCCTGAGCGACTACGCCAGCGAGATATTCCTCGGTGATAGTGACGCCGAGCAGAGGATTTGCTTTCGGCCAGCAACTGGAATCGTTGAGCGGATCGTCCCCGAGATCCAGAGAGCAAACAAAACTGAAGGTCGAATCATCCAGCGGCTTACCGAGGAACTTGATCCCATCATCCGGATTGTCCTCCTCGTTCCCGGCGGCAACACGAACCGCCCATTCATGCTCCTGCCAGCACACCGAATTCCGATCGGTGCCGGAATTCGTCGTCATTAGAAGCAGTGGCTGGCGGCGGAACTTAAATCCGCGCTCAAGCATTTCCAGAATCTTGCCGTCTGGTAGCTCATGAACCTCATCCGCCAGTGCGAAATGAGGCCGCGGGCCGGAGCCCGTCTTGCCGCTCTCTCTCGATACCGGCCGGAAGAAACTGCCGGTCTTGTGATAGGCGATGTTGTATTCGCGCCCGATGCCGCCGCTGAACTGAATCCGCTTCAACAACTGAGGCGAGGACCGAACCATCTTGACCGCATCCCGGAAGAGGATGGCGGCCTGATCCTTATGCGCCGCGGCAGAGTAAATCTGCGCGCCGGCCTCGCCGTCCGCCATCAACCCGAAGAGGCCAATGCCTCCGGCTAGCGGCGACTTACCGTTTCCCTTCCCTTGCTCGACATAGGCTCGGCGGAAACGTCTCGTTCCATCCTCGCGCTTCCAGCCAAAGAGGCTGCCAACGATGAAGGCTTGCGATAGATGGAGCTCGAACGGTATTCCGTCGAACTGGCCCTCGGAAAGAGCTAGCCTATTCTCGAAAAAACGGAACGCTCGATCCGCTGCTTCGCCATCGAACCATAGCCCTCTGGCACCCGCGCCTTCAAGGTCTGCAAGGTGTCGCTTACAGGCATTTCGTACATGAGGGCCGGCTACGATCTTTCCGGCAAGGACAGCCTCGGCATATGCCCTAGTTCGGTCGTCCGAAGAACTCGTCATCCGCGTCGTCATCGGCGTCCGGGTGCGCGACCTTCGTCTCATCGACCGGAGTCGCGCCAAGCTTGGAGAGCAAAGAACTCAGCGCCTGCGCTGCGGAGACGCCGAAATCCGGATCTATCTCCAACCTGGCTGAAAACCGGCATGCGAGTCTCAGCACCACTCGATGACCCGAATGCAACCAAGGCAGCTCAGCCTTGAATTCATCCCAATACCTACACTCGATCTCGGTCATCGACGCATAGGGCGCGCCAATCGGCCGAATGCGTTTCGGCGCACTGCGCCCGGCAAATCTACCTGGATGTTTGAGCGCTGAGCCGGTGATTTCGGCCTTCGCGTTTGGGGTCCTGTGCGCTGGCATTGTAACCTGTTGTTTTTGCTCGTCTATTGAAGTGGAGATGCGCGTTGAAAAGATCGG